GTAGCGCAGCCCGGTAGCGCACTTGCATGGGGTGCAAGGGGTCGAGTGTTCGAATCACTCCGTCCCGACCAATAATCCCAATGACTTAGCCACCTACGGGTGGCTTTTTCATTTCTGCGTGTGGGGACTTTTTCGGGACATCATCCGATTTTCCTCTTCAATATCGTCAGCACCGGCCCACGCGAGTCCGTTGTTGATACCATGTTCGCAGCCTCAATCAGCTTGCCCAGCTCAGCGCCGGAGTAATGACTGGTGATGCTGCCGTTCTTGTGCCCGAGCAGTGACTTCCGATCCTCCTCAGTGACGCCCGCGGCCCGCAGTCGGCGGCCAAAGGTGTGCTTCAAGTCATGGATCCTGATCGAGGCATACCCAGGGTGAGCGGGGCGAAGGTTTTCCTCCTGCCAGAGTTTCGCCGCTCTCACCCGCGCCTTCTTCCAGGCCGAGTCATTCATCCGGTGCATCGCGGTACCGTTGTAGGGGAATACCCATTCCTTGCTGACGCCGCGCTGCCGTTCGATGATCGACTTAGCCACGCTGTTCAACACCACCAGGCGCTCGTCGCCGTTCTTTACGCCCGACCGGGCGTGTCTCCCGCCGAAGTCAGCGGGGATCAGGAAAACACTGGTCCCAAGTTCCGGCACAGAAATCTCCCAATCCCACCTCAGCTTGCACACCTCCTGCTCGCGGCAGCCCGTGTTCACCTTGAACAAGGCCATCGTCTGCAGGTGCCCGGGCAGCTCGTTGAAGAGGATCGACTGCTCTTCCCATGACATCGGGTAGGGCTTGCGGCTCGACTTCTTCTCCTCCAGCTTTTTCAGCATCGGCACACTATCCAGCCATGGCCGGCGATCATCATCACGCCACTTCCTCGCGCAGAGGGTCAGAACCCGAACTGCGCGCTCGATCGCGATGTTGATTGTCCGGTTGCTCACCGCCTTTTCGATTGACCCGTCTGGCAGCACCTTTTCCGTCTGGCGGTCCCGGATGAAGGGCTCTAGTGCCTGGTCGTCAATGTGCGTCAGTGGCAAGTGGCCGAGGTATGGGTGTAGCTGCTTCATGCACAATGCGGTGAGGTGAATTGATGGCTGATCCTTGACCTCAAGGAGGTAGCGCATTGCCGCCTCCTCGAATGTCCGTATCTGCCGTACGCCGTACACCTTCTGCTGACGCAGCTTTTCCAGCTTATGGATTAGGTACTGCTCTGCCTCTTCCCGGTCACCAGTTCCAGTACTTTCTCGAATTCGCTCCCCTTTGTAGACTTTGTCGATTTGCCAGACACCGCCCTTCTCGTAGAGGCCGGTGATCGTTTTTCGCGCCATGTATCATCTCCTCGGCGCTCGCTGCGGGGCCGATTGTTGTCCTGTCCGGTGGCTTTTTCAATTGCCCTGGCTTCGATGTAAGCGTCAGCCCACTCGTCGAGCTCCTGGCGGTCGAAGGCTACGCCCTGTTTTCCGATAGGGAATTCCCGCACGTTCGGCCTGACCGTCTTGTTGAACTCATCCCGACACATGCCGAGATACCCAGGCGCATCGCCGAACCGGATGAACCGCGGCTGAATGCTTGAAGACTTTGCTACTGTGGCATTCGCCATATAGTTCTCCACGCCGCCGGTGGCGGCAGGTTGGTGGTCAGTCGCAACTGCTGGAGCTGGACCCGCTATCGCTGGAGCTGCTGCTGTCGCTCGACGAGTAGCTGCTGCCGCTTTCATAGCTGCTGTAGTCACGACTGGAGCAGGAGCTGCTGGTGCTGCGCGATGTTTCGTAGCTGTCGGCCTGGTAGGCGGGATGCAGCGGGCTGAAGGGGCTCAACGGGTTGAGCGGATCAAGCATCGGATCTTGCCTCCCGGCTGCCGGGCTGTGGCCGCGTGCGTATCCTGTCGGTGCCAGCGCCTGGCGCGGCTCGGGCTTCTTCTTTCGCTTGAACATGCGAGTCAAGAAATTGAGCATGAGTCTCTCCATGCCCACGCATGTCGGCGGGCTTGTGTAGTTAGGATTGGTTTCGAGAAGTCACTAAAAAGCCCGCAGAGGCGGGCTTCATGAGGCGCGTTGTATTCAGCTGACAGGGCGCTGCGAAGGCTTGTCATAGAGGCCGCAGACCTCAAGGACTTTGACTTTGATGGAGCTCGGAGTGCTTCCTCGTACGGTATCGACTAACTGAAGTGATCCTTCCAGCTTTGCCTGAATAGCTTTGGCAACAACATCAGGAACATCCCACTCCTCCAAGACGGATCTTTGATCACCAGCGTCCAATTCAATGGCAATGTGCAGAATCATTGGCGGAACTCCGTAGCCATAAAGCTAAACGCTATCACTGCTAATGGGGCTTTTGGCTGTCTTCCCGACGCGCTGCACATGCTGGGACCGCTCATCGCGGTCCCCTGTAGATCAGGTAGGCCATGTACATCACGGGTAGGGTCATAGAAGGTGTCCTCCGGCATCCAGCAGGGCGTCTCGATCTTGCCGAAGCTGATCGCGCTCTCTGATCAGGGCCTTGATTGCGGTTGAAATGTTGCGGTGCCCCAGCTCGATGGTGATGGCAACGCATATAATGCGTTAGGGATCATCTCAGCCCGGCTTTTGGCCGAGCCAAACCCGCCTGGAACGGCACCACGTCGGACGGGCTATCACTCAGGGAAATGAGAACAATGAAGACCGCTATCAAGGCCGGTATCGCAGGCGCGGTGCTGGTAGTAGTGGGCGCAGCCCACGCCGAGCTGCACGGGGAAGAAGCAGAGGATGCAGCACGGGATGCAGCGGTGCGTCAGTACGCGGCGAAGCTGGAGGCCGATTGGCAGCAGTGCTTGAGGAAGCCGGAGACCAAAACCACCCAGGATTCAGGTCTTTGCGCATATGCAATGCGGGAGGCGGCTAAGGATGCGGTGAAAGAGAAGTACCAGAAGGCCCTGGCCACCGCAAAGGAGTACGTCGATGAAGGCTGGCTCCCGAAAAATGTACCGGCCATGATGCCCCAGGCGCAGGCAGCGTGGGAGCAGTTCGTAGAGGCAGATTGCGGTGTGGTAGGTGCTCTCATCACTGGGACCGCGAGCGCTACCTATCAGATAGTGTGCGAGTACAAGCACCAGATACAACGTCTCCACGACCTGGACCAATGGTGATTTTGATGGTGATTGATAGGCGCAGGTCGTCGTAGTCAGGCCGGTCGCCCGATTTAGCCGCCTCGATGATTTCTCCGAAAGTTTTCATGGCTTGTCTCCAGCGGCCAGGGCCTCAGCCTTCAGTGAGGCGTACGCCACGCCATCCAACGCGCTGTCCTCGTGGTATTTGTTGGGGTTCTGCCACTGGCGCACGTCCTTGACGATCTGCATCAGCAGCCAGCCTTCTGCTTCGGTGAGATCGCGGCCGGTTATGGCGTTGAAGGCTTGGACCGTCCTCACCATGCTGCGAGTGCCGTCCGGTGCGTCGTACTGCTTGCCGCGCTCGGCCTGTACGTCGATGGCAGCCTGCAGGAAGTAGGTGGACGTCTTTGCTTCGATCAGGTCGGTCATGGCTTCACCACTTGGATCTTGCTGCGTGCGACATCCACGAGTGCCGCCTGGATGCCATCGTTAATGATGCGAGCTTGGCCGGCACCGACCTGGGCGTACATCGCCCCATTCGCTGCGGCCATGAATCCAGCCCAAAGTTGAGCCTTTTCGAGCGGGCCCGAGAACCCATTGGCTGCTGCCACATCATCGAAGGTTGGCCGAAGCATGATCCACATGTCTCGGCCCAGTGCTGAAGGATCTGTCACAGCTCATACATCTCATCAATCCAGCGCCCAGGCGCCAGAGCGGGTGTAGGTTCGGGTTGGGTTTCGTGCGGAGAGAGCTGGCGCTGGTTGCCGGCCTGCAGCTGGCTGTCGGGGATGCAGCTGATGCCGATCCCCATGCCTGCGCTGGCTACCCAGCAGGTGACAGCACGCTCGCTGTCGTGGATCCGCTCGACGTACCGTGGCAATGGGTCTGCGCTGGCGCCGGTGGCCAGCAGCAGGAGACAGAGGGCGAGGCGGGTCATGGCCGCACCTCGCCAGTGGACGCGAAGCGCTGGAGGATCGGCAGCAGGACGGCGACCTGCTCCCGGCTAAGGTGCATGCGCGTGGTCAGCAGCACCTGGTCGGGGATGGGGTATGGCACCCAGCCCACGGTTTCCTTGGTTTCTACTCCGAAGGCGGCGGCCTGGCTGGCCATGATCTGTGGCTCAGCACCTTCGACGCCCAGCCAGATGGCCTCGGGCTCGACCAGCCTGCTGAGCTGGGCGTTGCAGCGCGCTCCGTAAAGGTCAGAAAACTCGAGCAGGGCAAAGCCCCGGCCCGTCGTGCTCGGTACGATTTCCATGGGTTGGCCTTGGCCGCCATATCGCGGCAGTGGATGTAGATGTTAAAAAACTGCGAATAGGGTTTCAGGCGTGAGCCTGGCAAGAGTTAAAAAATTATGGCTTTATGCCATATGAGGCTTGACTTGGTTGCCTGGTACTAGGAATCTTCATCCGCCGTTTACGACACCTCAACATCAGAGCCAAGGCTAATATGAGCGAAAAAATGCATTCCCACGACCAGCTTGCTAAAAGCCTTGGTTTAACTGTTACTCCCAGCACTAGTAATACCCCTCCTCCTGGAGGTGCTTGGCCAGTAGTCAAAGGTCTGTGGTATAACAGGCAGGTTATTAAGCTGGATGGTTGGCACTTTGAAAATTGCCGATTCGATAACTGTATGCTCGTTGCTGAATCGCAGTTTTTTTCTGTAAAAGAATGTTTTATTGATAAGTCCAATCATATTGATATACGTCCTGCATTGATTGGGGTGGTTCAGTTAGCTAACCTCGCTTCACAGTTGCATGGGCAGTTTACGGCTGTGCCGATCTGGTCGAACGATGGTACCGTCAGCTTTGGTGTTGGTGTTGGAAATGGATATTAAAGCTGACGCCGCTGTAAAGTTAATACCGAAAGGAAGTCAAATCGCAATTTTTGCCTTGCTAGTATTTAGTGTGGTTTTTTTTGGCTACACATGCTGGCTGTACTCTCAGGCAAAGCCGTTTTTGCTACCTCTGTGCGGGTCAGCTGTACTGCTAGTAATTGGCTGCGTTTTTTGGCTCATAGCTCATAAAAATGAGTCTCTAAGCCAGTCGCACCCGACAGTGCTCGGATTTGGCGATGGCGAAAATAAAGTAGTTGTCAGTTCAGATGGTCGATCCGTACCTGCGCTGAACTACTTGCGAGACTTGCTATCGCATTATCAAGCTACGTTTCATCGGCAGCCGTTACCGCCGGCTAGCGGTGTAATTGATAATCAGGGGAGGCCTGTGAGTGGTTCCGTTGACCAAGCCCGGGAGATAAACGACGCGGCAAATCTTCAAGGGCAGAAAATGAATTCTGACCTCTTTGATGATGCTTTAGCGAAGCTGGCAAGCTTGGGCGCGCCACAGGCCTCACCTGTTATAGCTCAGATGAAAGAAGATTGAAGAGATCAGCTCGCTTGTAAAAGTGCCTGGATTATGCGCTCTCCCGCAAGGGGAGGTACCGCATTGCCTGCCATGTGCATGGTTAGACGGTGGTTGTCCGGGCGCAGGGTATTGGCTGGGAACGACATGGCGGCAAGGGCCTCGCTGGCGCTGAGCATCCGCATGCGGTCGCCATCGACCAAGGCCCAGCGGTCTAGGGTGGTGATGGTGCCGATCGGCCGGTTGATGTCGCGGCCGGTGGTGCCGGAGCCCTTGCCGTAGTAGGGCATGATGAACCGGTCACCGAATCGCTGACGCCCGTTGCGAACCCGGTCGAGGGTTGCCTGGGCCCGGCCTGGCTTCTCGATGAACGACCACCGCCCGCTGTCGAAGTCGAGGAAGCTGGCGGCCGGCACATGCCGCTCGCGGGGGAGTTGCAGCATCAGTGGAGCCTTGCTGCGCGTCAGAACCATGAACAGTCGAACCCGGTGCTGCGGCACGCCGAGGTCGGCGCAGTCCACGATGTGCGGCGCTGCCTGATATCCAAGCGCTTGGACCGCCTGGAGCCAGGCTGGGTACAGCACCCAGTCGGTGAACTCTGGCACGTTCTCGATCACCGCCGCTTGTGGCCGATGGAACTCCAAGGCCGATACCGGCGCCCAGGCCGTAGAGCGCGAGGCATCGTGCTCGGGGTTTCCCGACTTCTTCCCGCGGGCCTTGGCGTGGCCCTGGCAGCAGGGCGAAGCGAGCAGGATGTCGTGCGCCGGCACCTGCTCCCAGCGGGCCTGGTGCAGGTCCTGGCAGACGTGCTGTGTATCGGGGTGGTTGGCGCTATGCCATTCAACGGCTACCGGCCAGTGGTTTGCCGCCCAGAGAACCTGGACGCCTGCGGCGCGCGCGCCGGTGCTCCATCCGCCGAGGCCGGCGAACAGGTTGATTGCTGTGGTCATGGTGGTTTCTCGCACCCTAAAACGGTAACTAGGAAATGATGTAGAATTGAAAAAGTTATTGACATCCAAGGAGGAAGTATGAAGGTGGAAATTCGAGAGATCGTAGCGACCTATTCGCTGGCCGTTTTCGGCCACACAGTTCAGGCCAGGATTACTAAAGGGCTTTGTGGCGACGACGATCTTCGCTGGGAGATAAGCCATTTCTGCCGGCGCGATGGGGGAGGGAAAGCAGTCATGCCAGTGAATTCAGAATCCAAAACCATGAAGCAGGCCGTAGAGTCGATACGCGAATACTGCGAGGGATTCGTGCCCGGTTATTCACCGCAAGTAAATCCGGCCTATTGGCCATCCACCAACTAGCAGCCCTGGCGATCAGCGCCGGAGGGTCAGGCCTAATCAGGGAGAGGTAGCGGTACCTGGGCTTGATCGACTGCCCCGGCAGGGCGAACGGTGTTGAACCCGGTCTCTACCGCCGCCAGTGCCTCTATCCAGTGGCTTTCCCGCAGAGTGATGTAATTTGCCCGGTTTGTGCAATCATCCGGGTAAGCGATCACCTCGATGACGGAAAACTCCCAGTCGGTTATGTCGGAGCCGCCCAGGGCTGCGTGGAACTTGCAGCTGGTTGGGTTGCTCAGGTGCTGCCACCAGCGCAGCGTGAACGGCTGAGTGGTCTGGCCGACGTAGACCCGGCCGCTGGACTTCTGACGCACCTGGTAAATCACCGGCGGCGACCGACCTTCGCTGGCTAGGCGGAACTCCGAAAGGTCACGGAACTTGGCGGCCGCCTGGCACGCCTCGGTGCAGTAGTCGTGGCTTTTCGTTTCGGTGTGCGGGTCGTTGTACTTGTCGATCAATTTGAAAACAGTGCCGCACTCCTTGCACGGCCTATTTTCGAAGCGACCCAATAGGTAGCTGTCGTTCTCGTCGATCGGCTGGATGTGCAGCAAATACTCGTGCGCGTTCATGTCCTTGCGCAGTACGCGCGATGGGAACTGGCGTTCATACTGACTCTCGACCACTGCCTTCGCAGCCTTGCGGTCGGGTGCCTCAACCAATCCGCTGAACACTGGCGGCCAGGCCCAATCAGCCTCGCCGTACGCGCTCGTTGCCGGGCGCCGCCCTTTGATCTGGTAGTAGAACTTCGCCATGGCTTTCTCCATGCATGCGCCGCGCTCCGTGCTGGTGGCGGCATGGTGGCTTTTTTGATTTAGATAGTGTTAGATGCTTGGTTTTGCACTGAGCATTCGGGTAATGGGATTTAAAGTTCAGCTAGAGCTCACTGCGCAGTTCGCTATTAAGCTCATGTGGGTATGTCTGATAGTTGGCCCAACCACTTGGATTGTGGTGCCGTTAGTTAATTGGGTTGGCATGAGTAAGTCTGATGTTGCGGCGTGGGTCCAGGCGGTTGGATCTATATCTGCAATATGTTCTGCCATATGGATAGCGAGACGGGACTCCAGGCTAAGGGCTGAGTCTGAAATAAAAAACAAGATAGATGCAGCTGAGCGATCAATTGTTGTTGCAGAAGATGCACGCAAGAGGGTGCTGGCTGCTATAAATGGCGCGAGAAAGCTTGGTGTTACAGCTGAGTTTGTTGATGCGATATCTGCGGATTTGGAGTTGTCTCAGCAGCACATTAAAGATGTTCTGTCTATTCAGGGTATGGATTCTTCAATATTCACGCAGTTGTTTGTAATTAGGATCTCCGTTGAGCGCCTTCCGGATTCCCTGATGGTCCTGGCGAGCGGTGATAATTATTGCGAAGAGCTTCTTTCTGAGATTGGTTGTGCTATTGATAAATTGCGGTGCGCTAAAGAAAGCTTTGGCCCTATCCCTGCTTTCTTCTGATCGAGTTTTTAGATGGCAATTTGGTTTGGGATGAGGTATCACGGGTGACCGGCATGGGGCCGGATCAAGGAGCTGGTATGTCTAGGGTAAGGGTGAAGCGCTTGTCTATCGGGTCAATCGCTGGGACAGCTCTATATGATGAGCACACATGCAGTCCGCTGTATGCTGATAAAACAGGATTGAACGTTTTTAAGGTCACACTGGCTGACGGCAATTACGACCATTCAGGCGATCCACTCGATGAAGGTCAATTTGAGATGGATAGTGATGTTGGCTCGTTCCACGGCTACGTCGAGGAGCAGATGCCAGGACTGGGATTACCTGAAACCATCATTCTCACGCTGATCGCTGAGTAGTCGGCACTAATACCTCGTCGCCGGGGTCCTGCTGAATCATCAGCATGTTCTTCCGGTCGAAGGCCAAGGCAAGGCGCGGCGAGATGCTGATCTCGTGCCGCGGCGGAGTGAGAAACTTCGCTGCGTGCAGCCGGCCCAGGGCATGAATGCCGTGGATCAGCGCCTCGATCATCTGGCTGGCCGAGGCGTCTGCCCAACCGCATATTGCGCGCAGATGCTGGCCGGTTCGCTTTCTGGCTGACAGCCGTAGAGGCTCAGTCCGCGCCACAGATCGGTGAGCATCGATTTCGTGGCGCGCGATCCGGAACAGTGCGTGATGCCCGAGCGCCTCGACGTGATGAATCATCAGCGTCATCGCCTCGCCCTGTTCCTCGATGCCGGCCCACTCCATCAGTTCCAACAGGGCCTGTTTAGTCCCTGGTCGAACCTTCAAGCGCAGGTCTTCTTCCTGCAGGCGCTCGGCCTTGGCGCGGCGCTTCTCGTCCCGCTCTTGCTGAGTCATTGCCATACGGCACCTCCATCAATCCGCTGGGCGGTAGGTTGAACTGCTCACGCCGCCTGTGCAGCTGCAGCGATCGGCGGATTTTTCGGTTCATGGGATAACTCCATATCGCAGTCATACCAGCCCGCTAGCCACCAGGCGCTATCGACCGACATTTCGGGGTGAGGCTGGTAGGCTCGGCACCGGCCAGCAGCCCGAGTTGTACGCCCGTGGTAGTAGGGCAGAGGGAGAATCTTTTCCGGCTTGACTCTTGGCATGGCTACCCCCGGTGCCGCTGAAGCGGGAAGTTGATCTTGAATGCCACCAGGATTCGCTCGAGCTTGCGATTCCCGATCCCCAGCTTCGCGGTTACCCGGGTCCGAGAATTGCCGGCGTCACGGAGAGCGATGTTCTGATCGGCGAGCGCTCGATCTTCCTTTTCCTGATCAGCCGCGGACTTCGTTGGCCGGGCCGCCCTGGGCGGGGAGAAGAACTTGAAGCCCTCCCGCGCAGCCACGCCCCACAGCGCGCCTTTGGTTTCCCCAAGGAGCTCCGCAACCTCGCCGCAGCTCATGGTCTTGGCCAACTCGGCGATCTTCGCTGCGCGGGTCCTGGCTTTGATTACCTGCTGTCTTTCGGCCTTGCACGCAGCAGGCTTGGCCGGCTTCTGCTTGGGGTCTGGGTGCTTGCGCTCGGGCAGTGGTCGGTAGGTGAAACCCTCCAGCACGACAAGCTGGCCACCAGAGGCAAAGAAGGCCGCTTGTGCGGCCTCTAGGTCGATTGATGGGCATGCTGCCCCCTATGCTGCGATGCCGAGCACTCGGTTCATGCGCTCGTCGAGGATTTCGTAGAAGGTCTTCACGCGTTCGGACAGCTTGCGGATCATCGCCTCTTCCCGGTATGCGCGCTTCACGAATAGCGGCATGCCTGGCCAGTAGCAGATAAAGTCGATCCACTCGCGCTCCGATACCCATAGACCTCCCTGGCACTGGGCTACGTGCTCTTTCGGGATCTCGCCACCCAGGATCACGTCGACCTGCAGCTTCGGCAGCTTGGTCTTGATCTCGGTGAGTCCCTTGTCGCCGACCAGGGCGTCCGGCGAGTAGCCAATACCGTGATTGAGGATGATCCCCACCTGGTGGGTCTGGACGTCCTCGCGGTCGCAGTACAGGCCTCGGGCGGTGCCTTCCAGTTCGTGGCCGCGCTCGGTATGGCGGTTGCCGGTGAAGGGATCAGCTGCCTCACCGGTGATGCGCTCACCGATCAGGGTGTTCATGTAGGTGAAGGCGCCGGCGCCGAAACCTGCCTCGCCCTTGCCGTTCACCAGCAGGCAATCCAGCTCGCTGCAGGTGATGATGCCCAGGCGCAGGTCCAGCCAGGCCTGAGTGCCTTGCTCGACGTCACTGATGATCTGCATTTGCGGCCTCCGAGGCCCAGATGGCCTTGTTCAACTGCGCAACCAGCAAGTCATGGCGACCCTTAGGCACGCACTCTGCAGATCCGTACTCGCCGGTGAACCAGTCACGGGTCTTCTGTGTGCAGCGGTCGAGCAAAGCGTTGATGCCGGCTGCCTGCACGCTGGTGACGTTCGCAGTCGGCACAGCGGCATGGCCGTCGTCGTCCTCGCCACGGGTGGTGAGGTTGAGCAGGGCGCTCATCATGTAGCGCTTGCCGTAGCTGGTGGACGACCCGACCGCCTGGACGGCGTTCTTGCTGCCGCTGGTGTCGAGCGGCAGGAGCATGGTCGTGCTTTCACGGTGGCCGGCCCGGTGCATCAGGATGCCGGTGACGCTTAGGCCGGCCGGCACGTTCTCGACCTTGAAGGTGATCGCGAAGCCGTGCGTCTGCATGATCGGCTTGATCACGTCGTTGATGTCTTCGAAGGTGGCGTAGTCGCTGCGCTTCTGGCCATTCACGACGATGGCGCCGCGCTCGGCGATGCTCGGGATATCGCTCTGCATGGCCGCCATTGCCGCGTTGAACTCAGCCTCAGCGTCGCGGGCCTGCATGCGCTCATGCATCGCCATCAGGCGCTCAAGCTTGTCGATGTCGCAGGTTGGGTCGGTGGCTGCCCGGCTGATTACGGCAGGATGCTGCTGTCGGCCTGCGGGGGCGCGGCCACCTGGCGGCGCTGCTCTGGCACAATGATCGTGCTGCTCATGGTCGGTGCCTCAGTAGGAAATTGCGATGTTCGGGATCTTGCGCTGGGCGATCAGGGTGACCGCTTGCTTGGCGCAGGCTTCAGGCATTCCCTCGGCCATGAAGGCTTCCAGGGCGGCGCGGTTGATGCTCGCCCGGTGCGCTTTGTCGGCCTCGCGGGCTTCTTGCTGGCGGAGGATCTCGGCGGCCGCTGCATCTGCCCGGCGGCGCTCGTCCTCGCGGGCAAGCTCAATATCGCGCTCAGCCTGCAATGCTGCTGCCTGGCGCTCCTGCTCCATCCGCTGCTCAGCTGCAATGCGGTCTGCTTCGGCCGGATCCGGGCGCGCTCGGCCTGTTCGGCCTGCAGCTTCAGTTCCAGTTCTCGGCGCTCTGCAGCTTGGCGTTCAGCCTGAGCCTTCTGCTCAGCCTCCAGCCGGGCACGTTCAGCTGCTTCACGTGCGATTCGCTCCTCGCGCTCCTTCTTTTCGCGGGCGGCAGTTTCGGCGCGCAGGCGCTCCAATTCTGCCTGTTCAGCCTCGTGCTTCTCCTGTTTGGTCAGGGATGCGCGCAGTGACTCCAGCGTTTTGGCCTTGACCTGATGCGCCTCTGCTTCGAACTCTTCGAAGCCTTCGTCAATAACGACTGCTTCGGCATTTTTGATCTTGAAACGAATTCCCTCGGCAAACAGCGTTTCAACGTCCACCAGTTCCCGCAGTTGCTGGATGCGCGCTTGGTGCATGTCAACCCGGGCGTCCTCGGCGGCTTGCCAATCGTTAAGTGGCCGGCGGACCTCTTCCTGCCAGGCATCCAGGATGTCGCGCATCCGCTTTCGCTCGGCGTCGATCTTCTTTGGGATCTCCTTGAGATCGGCCACCAGATCCTTGCCGACGGTATCCAGCGCGGTCTTGGACCGGGCCACCTTGTACGCGATCGAGGCGATAGCCTCGCGACCCTTGCGGGTGGAAACGTCCGGCATGAAGGCGTCGATCTCGTCGCGGATCTTCTGCAGGTACGGCTCCAGGCCGTTCGGCGCTTGGAAAACCTGCAGGGCTGTTTCTTTCGGCGGCACTGCAGCCAGCTCAGTTTGTGCGGACATGCGAATCTCCCGCGCCATCCGTGCGGTGGGCGCTGATCTAAGGGTTATTGGGTGGTGGTGCCGGCCAGAGCGCTCAGGAGGAGCCAGCCGGTGCAGAACGTGAGGGCGATGAAGGAGCCGCGCCAGTTGGCGAAGCGGTGGGCGCGCTGATAGCTGGTCATGGCCGCATCCGGACCGCCATGCGTCGACCCTTCATGGTGACGCCGAGCTGGCGGGTCAGCTGCTCAACCGGGGTCTCGCGCGGCAAGCCGACCACCTCGTTGAACGGCATGCCGAAGCTGATCACCGCCAAGGTTCGCTCGATTTGCTCGAGCTGCTCATCAATGAGCGTCTTCACAATTGGCGTCGTCATGCCGCTTTCCCCTGCAGGATGGCCGTGTGCGCTTGGTGGATGCGGTTTACCTCGGCGCTGAACTCTCGTTTCTCGTCGAGCGAGATCACGCGAAGCAGGGTTGCCAGGTCGATGACGGAGCGAACCGCGGCGCTGGCATTGGGCTGCCCCACGTTCGCGGCGAAGATCTTCATCTCCGTGGCGATCCAGGTGGTGGCCGTCTGGTGGTCAAGCTGCTGCTCATTCATGCAGTCCTCCGAGCGGCGCCTGTGCCGCACATGGCTTCCATCTTGTCGAGTGCCGAGGCAATGACCCGGCGGCTGGTTGCACGCTGGCGCTCGTCGCGCTCGCGGATCATCGTGTTCCAGGCTTCGTTGTTCGCCCTGGTCTGTTTCGAGGTCAGGTGGTCCGCCCAGTGCATATCGCCAAACAAAGCCATCTGGCGGTCGACCTCGCGCGCCTGGGCTGTATCTGCGTAAAGCTCATGCTCGCGAGTCATGGTCGCCTCCAGATGAAGTGAAACGGCCGCATTGGCCAGGAGCCAGGCGCGGGTGACCAAACCCACCGTGAAAGGTGGCCTGGCGCCTGCCAATGCGGTCGGAAAATGGGAGATTGGCGTATCCTGTCGATGTGATCTCATCTCGACATCAGTAGGCGGATAGCGCGACTTTGAAAAAATTGATTGAGCCAATCAAAAGGTCAGTGAATGGACTGATCAACTTTGTGTTTCGAATGACAGGAATTCCCTGGGTCACTACATTTATCTCAACGCAGCTAGCAAGGCGTAAGCACTTCAAGTGCGCGGCGCTGGCGACTCAATGGTTGTCGCTTTCAATTGTCGGCTGGCTGATATGGATGGGAGTTGGCTACTTGGTTGCTGGTGAGACATTGAAGGGCGTCAACCTATGCCTCGGCGCGTTGCTCACTTTCGCCAAAACTTTTGACGCGACTCTCGACTCTTACCGCCAACTGAAGTTTTCCGCTGAGTAGGCAAAAGCCACATTAATTTCATGGCTGGCCCTGTCGCCAAGGCCAGCCAGTGAAATCGTCATGCTGCGAATAGCTCTTGCTGGGCTGGCTGTGGTGCGCAGCGCCGTAGGCCTGCTGTTACTGCTGACTCAAGCAGCTGAGCGTCATGCTCCAGATCTGCACAGCTATCCGAGGCTAGGTTGATGGCCTGACGAAGACCCGCCGCGCTCTTGCAGGGCCGGAATCACGATTGATCGCATGTTGCCAATGGTGCGCAGATCAAGACTGCAATGCCTGCAAAGCCAGATGTAGTCGAGGATGAATTTCGGCATTTCTATTTCCTCCAGTGGATTCCCAAAGCACCCGGTCGCCCAGGTGCTTCAGTAAATCTCGCGGTGCTGGTGATGGCTCTTTGCCGCTGGTAATCTCGGGGAAGGTGAAATCAGAGGCGAAGGCCATGGATGCGAAGAGCCTAGAGGTACTAAAACAGCTTAAGGGTCAGATGGCGGCCAGGACGGAGAAGCCGGATGCCAAGTCCAAAGCCATTGATCCTGAGGCCCTGCTACGACTACTAACGGATGTAAATCTAATCCTTCATGGTGAGCCAAGTGACGCCAAGCGCTCACGCAGCAAAAAGAAAAGCAAGCAGCCAAAAGCGACGGCCTGTCAAAGAAAACCCACCCCAGATGAGCCTGCTAGAACGAAGCCAAAGTCCCCATGGCCGGCGAATGAGACTTTTCGAAACGGTGCGGATAGAAGATTGCCGAGCAACCCTGCGGTTCCGGTTGCGGCAAGGTCGGCCAACGCGCCTCAGAGAACCTCTAGAGCAAAAGGAGGTCGGTGTGTATTCAGGGGCGTTTCAGTAAGTCAGGCCCAGTACAAGGCGCTAAAGGAGTCCATGGCCCTGATGATCTATGGTAACGACCATAGGATTCTGACCAAGAAATTTGATGCGCTAAAGTTTTATCTTGCCAATGCGAAAGACGATCAAGAGGCAGTAGGGATTTACGAAAAAATCTCCAAAATGCTTATCTCAGGCAAGACGACCAAGTCTGAATCAGCTATCGAAAGAGAGCGCAGGATCGCCATAATTAGGGCGGATGTTGCGAAGGTGGCAAACTCCATAAAGGCAACTCAGAAGATTGCAGATAAAGAGGCTCCCGAATGGAGCAAGCGATATTGCCACGTGTGCCGCGCAGAGTTTTTCATTCACCGAGACTGGGTGAAGCCTCCTACTAGGTGTAAAAAATGCAGAGACAGTTATTACGACGCGATCACAGCAAAGAGCAGCAAGAACCGTAAGAGTGGCAAGACAGTCTACAGCCACTACGTGATCTACAGCGGTGGCTCTCCAGGGCTTGGAAAGCGTCACTAGCTCGGCGAATCCAGAAATCTTATGAAGTCCACATAGATACTGGTCACTTCTCCGTTTGGCCACTCAACGATGGCTGCCGGCAAGGTCACTGGATGACCTTCATCGATACAGCTGTCAGTCGTGAATCCGTGAAATGTTGCTTCGCCGCGATCAACCTTAACGGGATTAGCTTCGTCATCGCTCCAACCCAACACCATTACCCTTCTCATATCCATACCTCCGGTTGTAATCCCAGAGCACCCTCATTGAAGGTGCTCCAGTGATTCGTTGCCGTCTTGCTACGCATTTCTGGATCATTCGCCAGTTCGGTATCCCTCGATCCGCCGTAGGTTCTACCTGCGTTTCCTTTCAGCGCCCAAACACTGCCAGCCCGATTACCTGAAAACGCTTCCGGACAACAAGGCTCGCGAAGACTTGGTCGAGAAGTGCATGACCGGTGGCTCGTACAAGAAGTCAGAGCCGAAGACCTGGTAACGTCCGATCATCGTCAGTCAGCGCCGCCTCATCAGGCGGCGTTTTCGTAAGCGTGGATGGCGCTGGCGAGGAGCGCCGCAATTCGTGGTGGTAAGCTTCGCCGCTTACTAAACAAGGAGAGTGGTAATGGGGTTGCGGGAGAGACATAAGGCGTTTCAGGAGTGGTTCACGCCTAAGCGTAGGAGGCGAGCGGGCGGAACGTTGCTAGCTATCTGGGCTGTCGGTATCTGCGTATATCCTGGCAAGCACTGGATCTACGTAATGATGCCGGGAATCATAGGGTTCTTCAGCGCTTGGCCACCAGAGCTGCACGATAAGCGTTGAGGCGCTGGCGGGCCGCGCCGGAGGGGTAGGCGGCTTTGCGCTTGATCAGCGACGCCTTGTAGCTGGCCTTTGCAAGCGGGGCGGTCGGGCACTCGCCAACCGCGTCCCGGTCATAGGCCGATTCGCGGCCATCGCGCGTGCGGTACATCCGAGATTGGCATTGACCTTCATGCTTGCGCTTTCCGCGATGAGGCAGGTTGATACCCAAAAACGCGTGGAAATCGCAGTTCCACTCTTCTTCGTAATAACGGTCAAAGTTAGTGCGGCGCGGTGGCTTTGGCAGCGCTTCAGCCATCTCGGCGTACTCGATGCCGTCGACGGGGTGGTATCGGCCTGAATGGCGCTTCTTGCTCTCGTCGCGGGTGATACCGATGTGATTTCGTCTTTCGGCATTAAATGGGGAAGTCTGCGATTGTGCTTGGATTGTTGGGGCGCTTTGCGGCCCTTTCCGACCGGTCCGGCGCCCCGGCAAGGCCGCTCCTACAGAGGGGGCGTTGGGCCTGTAGAGGGGGTTGTGATCAAGAGGTGGCCATCATTCCAAGTTCAGCATCGTCGAGCAGGGCCTTGGCCAGGGCGCAGAGGTAGTGCGAGGCCCAGAGCAGTTGGGGTTTGTCTTCCATCAGGCCGTCGATTGAGAGGTCGCGGGCATAGCCCATCAGTTCCGAGGCTTGTTCGCGGGCGCTTTGGCAGGGGATGCCGGGTTCGATACGGAACAGTGGGTGGGTCTGGTTTTCACCTTGGTAGAAGGTGGTTTTACCGACAGTGAATTTGGTTTCTTCGGTGGCCATGGTTTGATCTCCCTTCAGTGCTGGCTCGTCGGACCCGTCGGCATTTGCAGCTGTGCCAATGCCACTTCAAGCATTCTGCGCAGGGCTTCGAGTTCATGCACTGAGGCCATGATCAACAAGGAGGAGGGCGATTTGGGTTGCATCATCATCGCCTGCTGGGCGACGGCTTCGGCACAGAGTGCGTAGTCCGCAGCCATCATTAGCGTGTCTTCCAGGGAGTGGAAGTTGTGGGGTGGATCGGGGACTATC